CTAATTTAAGAGGTCTATTTCATTTAGTTTTTCTATTATATTTTTGCTCATTTCTTCAGTTACATGAGAATATATAGAAAGAGTTGTTTGAGGGTTATTATGACCCACTCTTTCCATGATGGACTTCAAAGGTATTCCGAGCTCAGTTAATAAAGCAATATGAGTATGCCTGAAAATATGTGTACTTAAATTTTTAGCTGAATTTATTTTTTTTAGTCTGCTATTTACAATAGATATGCTATATGGTTTATTGTTTTTATAAATAAATATATAATTATCTTTGCTTATTTTATCCTTTGGATATTTTAAAGGATATTCTTCAATTATCTGAAGACATCTTTTGGGTAGCGTTATTTTTCTATCTGAATAAATATTTTTAGTTGTTGTTTTAGAGTTAGAAACACTATCCCAAGTCCCATTTATATGTAATACATTATTCTCAATATTCTTGCTTTGAATCGCTACACATTCTCCAAATCTTAGACCTGTAAGTGACATAAATTCAATTAACAATGCGGTTGATTTATCTATTACTGCCATATCTTTTATGACTTGTTTTAATTCGCTACGCTCAAGATATTTTTCTTTTTTCTTTTCTCTTTGTTCTAATGTTAAGACTTTCTTTTTGATTTTAACATTAGGAATAGGATTAACTGAAAGATATTCTTTAGATATAGCGTAGTCTAAAACCATATCTACCCCTGTTTAAATAAACTTAATGGGGGTATTAAAGAAAATTTTAATACCCCTAAAAGAAATCTTTATGGGGGTATTAAAGAAAACTTTAAAGATAATATATCAACTAATAAATCAATTAATATATCAAATAATAGTATATCGGACAAGTCCGATAAAGAGTCTGATTTAGAAACTAGATTTAATAATCTGTGGAAAATATATCCTAACAAAAAAGGAAAACCAAAAGCTCTATTAGCTTATAAAAGAGCTGTAAAATCTGGAACGACAGACGAAGAGATTAAAACGGGGCTTGAAAATTATTTGGAAGAAATAAGAGTTAAAAATACCCAACAAAACTATATAAAACATGGCAGCACATGGTTTAACGGTAAAGGTTGGGAAGATGACTATGATTTAACGCCTATTCAAGGATTTAAAAATAGCAAAGTTGTCAAATCTGCTCCTAACTGGTCTAATCAAAGATTTGAAAAAGACGAAGAAACACTGACAGCGGAAGAATTCGAGGAATATATGAATGGCTTGGATTCTTAAAAAACGTGCTCTTGATGAGGGGCTATCAGAGTATTTTCGTAGCTTTATTCCTGGGATTACCCATAAACAATACTGCAGATATGTTGAAAAAGCTTATGAAGAGGAAATAGTATTAAGTCCTATCACTTTTATCGCAATAGTTAAAGGTATTGACAATGAAAAAGCAACCGAAATATTTTTTGAAAAAAATAAAGAACTGACAGATTCAGGAGTAATTCCTGCAATTGCTAGATTTGGAGAAGCAAGTGAAGTTCCAACAAACTAAAAAGTCAAAATATGGAGCAAAGAAAACAACAGTTGACGGCATTGTATTTGATAGCAAAGCTGAATCAATCTACTATTTGCAACATAAAAATGATGATCGGATGACCATGCAAGAGAAGTTTGTTCTCATGGATAAATTCAGACTGAATGGAAAACTTTATAGAGAAATAGCTTTTAGATCATTCGGCACTGCTTTTAAAGAATCCTCTAAAAATCTGACAATCAATCGCTCAGACCTTGACGAGTCTGAGAACGTGCGAAGGGAGGAAGAATGAAACTATATGATGTTAAAAATAGATTATATGTACGTGATCTAAAAAATGAGATAACTGGATATTTTCATTCTATTAATATCCAGTTAGATGAAGCCCAAACTGTAAAATCTGTCTTGTATAAATTTATTCCAGAAGATGGAAAACCAATTACTGATGCAAATGGTGCTTTCTATATGAGAAGTGAAATTGAACAGTATAAACAAGAGCTTTTAATCAAGCTAGGTATTGAGGATTTAGAGATTATCTTACTAAGACCAGACAGTGATATGTTTGAGGTTAATAAAATCCAAGGAAACTTAGATTCTAAGTTATTTGTTCAAGAAAAAGTATCTAAAGATATATGCGAAGTTCCTGAAGCCATTGATTATATAAGCAATTCTATATCTTATAAAATGACCGTTGGCATAGATGAAGTATTGAAGACTTATTTAAACCTGTCTAAAAATGAATATCACTTAGTATTTATGCTTAATTGTATCGATAAATAAAAATGGCTTGATAAACATATGGATTGAGGTGGAGATGAAAAAATTTAGATTAGCAAGTAACTCGGTTGTGGACCAGGATGGAGAACTTCGTTCACGACAACAGTTTGTTAAAGCTGATAGTTATGCTGATGTTATTGAGTATATTGAAAGCAACGCAGGTTGGTATACTGGTGGCAACGGAGCTTTCAAAGTTGCCTATATCGAGGAGGTTGTGGAATGATTCTGATTATAAATATGATATCGTTCATAATTTCGTTACTATCAATCACCATAAACATTTGCATTATTTTAAATAGGAGAAGATAAAAAAGACTTATTGAACGCAAAAAAAAGCCCAAATCAATGATATGGGCTTTGAGGGATAACAAGTTAACGTGATGATATGTCCATGCAAGATGAACACGGCCTAATTTGAAGTGATGGATAAGTTCTACGAGTGTATTCCATTGCTTCGATATCATTTTCAAAATCCCCATCAATAAGATATGAATCATTAACTTTTGGGCGATTAGGGCAAGTTCCCTTGTGTACTTCATGATAATCACTGAAGTCACCACTTTTATCTACGACATAGCTCATGAGTTAGTCCTCCTTCAAATAGTTTGTATTGGTTATACAATTTTATTTTAAAACTATTGCTAACTAAGTACAAGCAATATGATTTAAATAAAAGGAAATATAAAAAAGCCCAAGCTGACCTAGCTTGAGCGATTGTTGTAAAAATTATTAGTTACTATTGAATGGTCACATTCATTATACCACTGATTAATTTATAACTATAAAATTTGATTTATTAAAAAATCTTTAACTATAACAAAAAACCCGAACTGACCAGGCTCGAGTTATATGTTCTAGGTTTAAATTTTATTCTTAAAATTTAGGTCTACTACATTATACCATAATAAAAATAAGTTATAACAAAAAAGCTCGAGTTGACCAAGCTCGAGCAAGAGAATTTACAACTTATTATAATATTTTTGGTCAGTTATATTATATCACATACTGAGCTAGGAACTCGCTAAACTCAACTGGAGGAAAAAGATGAATCTTCAAGAAATGATGGGAAAATCACTAAATTTAAAACAATTATATGTATTGATTACGCAAAACAAAAATTATATTAAGGCATTAGATGCTCAAGGAAAAGTAGATGCAGAAGTAAGGTTACTTCTTCCTTTCGTTCCAGACGATTCTTACAAAGCATTAGCTTTAGAAGGCGATATTTCATGTTTTTACATTAATATTGATTCCCAATTAATTAAAACTCAAATTATTAAAAATTTACAAGAACTGGAAGATGAGGCTAGAAAGCTTGAAGAAGAACTAGGAATCGAGGTTGAATAGAATGAAGAAAGCAATTAGTGTATTAGCTTTACTTGCACTTCTACTACTAACAGCTTGTTCTAAGTCCAGCGATATAAAAAACGGTAAAGTTAAAAGTGTTAAAGTAAGCGTGGTTTCTACCAGCCATGATGACTCAAGCTTTTTTACGCTTATCCCAATTGTTGTATCGACAGGGAAGACAACAACGATAACTTATATTCCGGTTTGGAATGATATTAAATATTTGACTGTTGAATATACATATAGAAAAAAGATTTATAAAACAAAAACTGATGATTTTGATGTCGAGGAATACAAAGGAAAACCTTATATAAAAATAGCAAAGTCTGACATTGGTAAAAAGAATGCTTCATTGGTACTTTATACTCATGATAAATAATAAAAAGCCCACGGCAATGGGCTTCTGCATGATTGTATCTAATACTATTATACCACAGACGGAGGAATCTTTTAAATGGCGGATAGATTAGATTTGTTATTAAGTGACTACATGACTGGAATGCTTCAAGTTAAAATTAATTCAAGAGAACGCTGGATCACTCGTGAGAAACATGAGGAAAGAATCGGAAGTGGTGGGAGTAGTTCAAACACTGCACCACAAGAGCGCAACTATTTGATTAAAGAAGCTGACAAAGAACTTGGTAGACTTAATGACCAGAAACAAACGCTTGATGAATTAATGGAAGTTATACAAGGAACAATTGCAAAAGATATTATTATTGCTAGATTTAAGCACAGAATGTCTTGGCATAACGTGGCTATCAGAGTTTGCTTAGAAGAGAGTACAGCTAGAAAGCAGTATGATTCATTTAAAAAAACTTTGAGAGATGGATTATGGAGAGAAACTTTACCTCCATAGTGTTTATGAAAAATATAAAAAAGAAAAAGAGGAAAAATAAAATGGATCAAAATTTAATGACAATCTTTAGCGGTGTTTTAACAGTAATTGCATCTCTTGTCTCTTACTTCATTTCACAGGCTGCTAAAAAGCATAGCAATGTGAAAAACATTGATGCTTTAGCCAAATTGGCTAATCAAGCGGTAAGCTGGGCACAGAAAAACTTCAATGAGAATCCTGAAAAGTTATCTGAAGCCATTAATTATGTGACAAAAGAAGCTAAGAATCTAAAAATCAAGACTAATCCAGCTCAGATTGAAGCTCAAATTGAAGCTTCTTTGGCTCAATTGAAAAAGAATTTTACTGCTGACCCAGTTAAAACTGTTAAAGAGGTTACTGAAAAAGCGGTTGAAGTTACTGGTCAAGTTGCTCAAGCAACTCATAAAGCGGCTGACATTGTTTTTCCAATTATTGAAGAAGTAGAAAAATCAGAACCAACAGAACAAGGAGAATGATATGAACGGAATTGACATTTCCAGCTATCAAGCAGAATTAAACGCTGGAATTGTTCCCTCAGATTTCGTCATTATAAAGGCCACAGAGGGAACTAACTATATAAATCCAACTTGGGAAGAGCAAGCTGGACAAGTGATTCAAACAAATAAACTTCTGGGTTTCTACCATTTTGCCAGTGTAGGAAATCCAATCGCAGAAGCTGATTTCTTTATCAGCGTTGTCAAAGATTATATTGGTAAAGCAGTTCTTGTTTTAGACTTTGAAGCTGGGGCAATTAATGCATGGGGAAATGTTGGTGCTCGTCAATTTTTGAACCGGGTAAAAGAAAAAACTGGCATCAATCCGATGATTTACATGTCAGCAGAAGTTACTCGTCAGTTTAATTGGAGTATTACCTCAGGGAACAATTCTTTATGGGTGGCTCAATATGCCTCTATGAACCCTACAGGCTATCAATCTGAACCATGGACTGACGGGAAAGGATATGGTGCTTGGAGTTCAGCGGCTATCCACCAGTATAGTTCAGCAGGTTCACTTACTAATTGGAATGGTAATCTTGATATAAATCTTGCTTATATCAATGCTAATCAATGGAAATCATTAGCTGGAGGAAGCACTAGCAATTCAGTAATTACAGACAAAACAAATTTAAATAATACAATAGAATATGAGGAAGAAGAAATGCACTTTATTCAAACAGTTGATACAAAGCGAATCTATATGATTAATGCTGGAATGTACTCATGGATTACAGACCCAGGAATGTGGACTAATTATCAAAAAGCATTCCCTAAAGCACCAGTTATTCCACTATATCAAGCACAGATGGAAAAACTATATCGTAAAAATGTGTAAACTATGGTAGAATTTTTCCAAAGAATTAAAGAATTGCCTGACATGAAACTATTTTTAGATTACTGGTGGGTTTGGCTGATTATAGTTGTCGGTCTGATTATCTTGGCTGAATTAAATAGTAGAAAATAA